AGGTTAAAAGCACCGGGAACACGTTCACCTATCTGGCCTCTTAACTCTTCAGCCTGAACCGTACCCTTTGAAACGATTTGAGAGAACGCCAATAGGATGCCTTGCGTATCTTCATTTGATTTACCAAGTGCCGTTGATGCCTTTACTGCGGCCTCAAATATCTTATTGGATTCTTCCAGTTTTATCCCTGCAAGATTGGACGAGGAAGTAAACGATGAATAACTTCCGGCAAGGGATTGAAGGTCTTTTCCGTACTTGTCAGCTAATCCAATCAGATACTGAAACGCTTGACCATTCTTTTGTTGGCCTTCAGTTGCGTAATTAATTGTCGTTCGTAGTCCTTCAAAGGCGGCTGATGTAGTGAATATCTTTTTTGTAAATTCGATAACGGCAGTCAAGGCAAATGCACGTTTGATCATTGGGCCAATACCATCAGCATTTTCACCAACCTTCCGCAATCCGGTTGAAACTTTATCCGTTGCATCCTTGCCTTGCCTTCCGGTTGTAGTAAGGGTTGTGTTCAGTTGAACCAACTTTTCATTGAACGCTTTTGCTCCGGCCTCTGCTTTCTTTTCGGATGCCGTTATTCCGGTGAATCCTACACTTGCCTTGTTTCCGGCTTCAACTGCGGCCTGTGCAGCCGTTTTCAGATTAGTTGTAAACGATCTTACTGCATCACTTGAATTCTTTAATGGAGTTAGTGCAGATGTAAATGCCCTTTCAGATGAAATACCAACATTTTTGATTTCAGCATTCAGATTCTTGGTTTCAAGAATAGCCCGTTTTTCGGCCTCGCTCAGCTTATCAAAATTCTGTTTGGCTTTCTGAATATCACCCTCCTTGATGATGTATTCAACGACAATCTGATTGGTACTTAAGGTACTCATAGTTTCGCATTATAATTCTTAGCTTTAAGTGATGCTATCCAATGCGAGTACATTAGATAGTAAGTGTAGAGGGGTTGTTCGACCAATCCAGAAAGGTCTGTTCCCATCGCTTCTGCAAAGCTAAGATTTTCTGAGTATCTTCGTTTGAACTCTCTAAGGCTAATAATGTAATATGATGCTCTAACATCTTCAAGTTCATTAGAGTTTCGCCCCTTAAATAAATCGCTAAACTCCTCTGTAATTCGTCTCCAGTAGTCAGATATTGATTTTCCGGCAGACTCAAAAAAAAAGTGGGTACATCGGCATATTTAGCCCAATGCTCAATCTTAGCCTTGTTGTAATCGTGCTGATAGCCGAATGGGTTTTCCGTTTCGTCAAAGTATTTGACCGTTGCTAACTTCAACTGAATCTGAACCGAAATAGCCAGTTCTTTACGTTCCTTTAACCGGGCATTCAGGATGCCGATTTCCATTAGTTTCTTATTGGTCTTGATCTTCTCGGACTCAAGGACCGCATCAACGGCTTTACAATAACTATCAAGGAACACGGGATTGACTGCCGCATCCAATTCCCGATAAATGTCAATCGCTGCGTACATCCGTTCATATGGGATGTTGATATCATGCGAAAAGCAGAAGTAGTTCCGGTTTCCAGAAGTGAAAGCAAACTTGATTTTATCCCAATGCTTACGGTCGGCAGTCCCATTGTATTGAGGGGTTACGGGTTCAGCTTGCTCCGTAAGAATACCAGTAGTTTGAGGGTTGCGTGATTTATTCCAAGGCCAAAGATTGAAAGGCATACAGACTGATTAAAGATGAAAATAGAGATGATTAGAAATTGCCATGCACCCGAACAAAACACACATTCACCTAATGGTTTTGCGATGTTTACGGGTAGCTTTTGGATTTGCGAAAGGTAGGACTGCCCAAATGGGTGATCGTCCAATAGATGATCTAAAAATAAGGAAAGGAACGCTGACAGAATCGCTATCAAGGTGAGGAACAATAATGCAACATCCTCTCCGCTTGCCGCCACAGTTGGATTCATAGTTTTTCATGGTTAAAACAAAAGGATTGAAAGTATGACTAGGATTGCCAGAACAAATAGGATTTTGAAGACTGAATTATCCCTTTCGGGCTTTATCTCGTCCTGATGAAGCAGCTTTCTCATAATCAATATCCCCCTGGTATCTCGTTGTAGAACGCATTGACGAAAGCAACCGTTTCATCCGTTGAGCCGTTCACAACTTGAAAGGTGATGCAATTATACGTTTTTCCGTCAATTGCAACAAATGTCAATTGGTTCAGGTCGATTCCGAAAAACTCAATCTGATAAGGGCCGCCAAAGCCCGAGAAGAAACCTTGCGGAATTAATGTGTTGTCCAGATCAATCTGAATGTGCGTACCACCGATGACCTCTGATGTCTGATATGTGACATGGTTCTGTCCATTACTGATCCTGATCTTAACCGTTTCGTCCACATACCCAATCGGCAGATAGACCAAAAGATTTTCAAAGCAACTAATCAGAGGCTCACAAATCGAATAGCAGGTGTCGCAGCATTTCATATTTACAGATCAATAAAGGATGCAATTTCATTAAAATTCGTGAAAACAAAATATCTGAATTCATCCAGACTGTGGGATAGGTTCGGGTTCTTTGTTTTCCACGGGTCTAACGATCCATTCCGGTCCACTTGGGCTTGCTTCAGGTCCTCAATCGTTAGGTCGTTCTCATCGCTGATCTGAACCTTGCACATCTGGAACACCATATTGGTAATGACTCTGGACTGGATGTGTGACGGGTTGGATGGTGCAACCTGAATCTGGTAATCGTTCAGTTGCAGATGGGCTTTAATGGCCGTGTATGCTGAGATGTTATCGGATGTGAATGCACTCTTGTTTTGACCGGATGCGTCACCGTTGATTATGAATCTGGCTTTTGGGTATTCGGCTTTGATGGTTTCACATAAGACTCTGAGATCCCCGATTCGATACGTTTTGATTTTGCTGATAACGGCATAATACTTTTGACCTAGGGCATTTTTTAGGAACTGATAAACTCCGCAAGTGTTGGTTACGTTAAAGTCAAAGGACAGATAAAGGTCATATTGTGGAACAACTTGAATCGGGCCTTTTACAATGTGCTTGGCAACGTCAAAGGCATACGCAAATGTCCGGTCAATATCTTCAATTCCCCAATCACCCAAGGCCCAAACCTTGTATCTGCGTTCACCTTCCATCCCGTGACCTTTGATCCGTAGTAATCGCTCGTGCAAGGCTTCCCGGTCGATGGTGTAATTATCCCAAAAGGTTGACTTGTGATAGAGGCAATCCGGTTTGTCGATGTTGTCATCCACTTCCTTTTTCAGCCAATGGTTGATGCTCTCCGGGTTCCAGTCCATGATCAGACTGATCTTCACACCGGACTCACCTCGAAGAGTTGTGTCGATGTAATCCACATCTTCACGGGTAAATTGGTTAGCCTCGTTTAACCAGGCAATGTTGGCCCCTTCCACCCCTTTACCCTTTTCGGCCTTATCCATTCCAAGACCTCTGAACCAATTACCCGTGTGCTTATTGATGATCTCAAAGTGATTCTTTCGGATGATGAAATCATTCTTGAAATGCTTGTAAATTAGGTTGGTCAGCAGAGTGAAGGTTGAACCTTCAATGTCTGAATAGATCTTTCTGGAATGGATCACGTTGAACTGCTCCGGTTTAAAAGAATGGTAAATTAGCTTTCTGGCGATGTTGTGAGACTTTGCCGATTGACGGGTTCCGTAATGGCCTTCCTTAGTGTACAAGGTCTCAATGAAAGGCCAGTACCATTGTAGCCAATAATTACGCTCAAAATTGTAGTTCATTGATAAGGTTTATACTGGTTGTGCTAATTTGTTCCGGTGTCAATGTTAGCACATCAGGAATTATTCACTCGGTGGTGTTGGGCCTGATATGGTCACGGTCATATTGGATTGGGGAGTTTCGATTTGGTGATTATCTCTCCATATGGCTGGTTGACGGTTTTTTAGCCATGATAATTGGCTACCCTTATCCGGCTGAATGTATTTTTTGATTTTGACAATTTGAACAACCGATTCACCTTTTCCAATTCCAACTACTTTGGCCTCTTCTTCTTCAATGAAATAGCCAGTAGCACTATTATAAAATGATTCAGCTACAAATCCATCAGCCTTTGCCTTCCCGCGCTTGAGTGACTCAAAAAAAGATGGATGGGCTTTCTTCCAATTATTGACCGTTTGTTCAGTCACTAAAAAGAAATCGGCTAAATCTTGATCGGTAAAACCAAGTAGGGTTAACCTATAAGATTGCTCGTCATATTCTTTCTTATACTTGCTAATCCGAGGCATTTGAATAATTTAAGTAGTGCCGTTTTCACGGTAAATGGTTTTAAGACTAACTATTTCTTTTTGATCACCTTCTTTGCCGTCTTAGCGGCTTGTCTGAAGTCTGCTGCCGATGGTGCGGCCTTAGAGCCGACACGGTTCATCTTTTCGTCTGATCCTGCGGCAATTCGTTTCTTTTTTGCATTGATGTTTGCGTATAATCCGGGCTTCTTCATTGCTTTTGTTTTTTGCAAATATAAAAAGAAAAAGCCTCAATTAAGAGGCTTTGACAAGTGCTTAATTTAATTCACGTTCCTGCTTCATTTGTTTGACCAGCTTCTTGACCTTATTTTCAATTCTGCAAACACTATTAAGAAAATCATTGAAATATTTTTTCAATTATTTTTATCCCTTTGATTTTCAGGGGGTTTTGATTGTATAATTTTTTGTTTGACATTTGTTAAATGGTACAGATAAAACACTTCATTTTACGTGAGTTTGATTCACCTGATGCCCCCGGAAGCGGTTCAGCTATGCAATCAGACTTTTTGGTTAAACTTGACAAGGCTCGTGAATTATGCGGATTGCCTTTCAAGATCAACTCAGGCTTCAGGACTCCGGCTCATAACAAGGCGGTCGGTGGTGAACCGAATTCAGCACATACCAAAGGTTGGGCGGCTGACATCGGTTATTCATCCGGTACGGAAGGCTATCGGATTATCACCTCACTTCTAACGGTTGGGTTCAACCGGATTGGTGTTTACAAGTCATGGATACACGTTGATTGTGATCCTTCATTACCTGGTAAAGTCATCTGGTCAAAATAATGAAATTACTATCCATATTCGTGTGTAACCTTCGGCACGATACGTTTCAGGCCGTTGGTGACCAATGCTCTTATTGGTCGATGAGAATGATGTATTCACTTGCTGATGTAAATATTAGCTTCTCATCATTTGAGGCGTTCTTATTTTATCACGGTTGGTTAATCCTGCTCTCCTGGCGTTGCTTTAATGCGGCCCTTGACACGTACAAACGTGTTAGGGATGTGAGCAAGCCAGAATGGGAGACACAGATCAGACCTTTGATTTTAAAGGACACAATCAATCAACGCAGATTATCATTTTGGGCTAAATTTTTAAAATTTATCAAATCAATTTTATGAAGTATTTAATTATCGCAGTTGTGGCCCTTTATATCGGTCTGGCTGCAATCGAACAACAAATCCAATCTGGAATTCAGAAACGGTCAAAGATCGACCGTAAGGTTGATTCTTTGATGTTGGTGCAGTCCGTGAGAATCCAAGTGTTGCAGAATGGCAATGACTCGCTTCAATCTGAAATTGAGAAATTGGCCTTGTGTATTCAATATCTGGATTCCGTGAACCTTTCAAAAAGTTCAAAGGTTGAGAGAGCCGAGAAACGAGGTCGGTTTATTGGTGGCCTGATCAAAGGGATTTTCCCGGGCCTTTAATGACCTTTCAGCGTTGGATGGAAGCGATAACCTTTGCCGTTGTCACGTTGATGACGGCAGGGCTTCTGTTCGGCTTGGGTTGGCTTTATAAATTCGAAAAGATAGACAAGTCAGATACGATTCTGATTTATGTTCTCGGCCAGTTTATAACTGGCTTTTGGGATTTGGTTAAAAAGCGAAACCGTATTGAATCGCAGTTGCCAAAGAGTGAGTGAAAAAAGCCTCTGCCAATGGTAGAGGCGTTTTATCACGTTTTCTCTAAATCCCTACTAATGCCCTCTTTTTAGGCATTCAAAAATAGCTATAATTTCATTCAAATGTATCATTGTAATACATCTCACCCGTCCGCAGAGGGTTCCAGATTACATCATCCTCAACTCCACTCCGGTAGGCTTGGCTAATCTGGTTTTTTTCCATTTCTTTGGATTTATCGAACATCCCGTTTAAGGTATGCCAGTCAATAATCATGAACTGTGAATCGCCATAAGATTCCAGTTCTTTTTTCAGGCGGTCGAGTGCGGTCTGGAGTGTCATTGTCTTACAATTTTACTTTAATTGCGTAAAGCGATACGTTATGCGCCATTTTAAGACG